AGCGGCATCGTCAGGACCTCGGCCGAGCCGGCGCCTCGACGTGCTCAGCCCTGGGCGCGTGCGTTTCACGTTCCGCCTTCGGGGCCGCCTTCGCGGCCTGCTCGGCGCTATACGCCTCCAGGCTTTCGATGGTCTGCTCGCCCGTGATGGTGAACCCTTCGCGCAGGTACACCTCGGCGCTGGTCGCCGGCGCGATGATCGACTCACCGTCAGGTTTCAGATAGGTGAAGTACAGCGTGCTCGGCGGCGTGACCGCCGGGCCGTGCTCGTGCATCAGGTTCGCCTGAGCCACGAAATCCACAGGTTCACTCATGTCCTGCTCCTTCGACGCGCCTCGTCGATGGGATCTTTACCGGTGCCTTCGATCGTGGTAGCCCTGGCGCCGTCCGCGCTCAGCTTGCGTTGCAGATCCTCGAGCGCGTTGGTGGCGCTCGTTTCGACGCCCCGCAACAGACTCGGCTCTGGCTCGTCCCGAAACTTGGTGTCGACCACCCGGATCACCGCTCCGTGCGCGCGGATGTCCCGGATGGTGGCCTCGAGCTCGTCGGTGGATTGCGAGTCGATCGTCTCGACGTCGATCAGGGTGCCCAGCGTGGGATCTTTGAGGTCGGCTTTGCGGATGGCGTTGATCAACTTGGCCCGCTTGCGCTGCTCGGCAATGACCCTGGGCCGCTCGAGGCGTTCCCACTCCTCGACTTCCGATAGCGAGTCGCCCTGCGCGGCGGTGACGGCCAGCAGATGAAACCCCAGGTCGGCGTACAACGCGCGGTTCTGGGGGTCAGACTGCAACTGGACGATGTCGCCGTTGGGGGTCGCCCACCAGCGCAGCGGATAGTTGTAATTCTGCCCGCGGCGCAGGGGAATGTCCGAGCGGCCAAGCGTTTTCGATTGCATCCGCTCGGTGAACGTGTCGGTTGCCACGGTCTACGCGACTCCCTTGGCCCACACGCCGAACGTGGGTCGCATCATCTGGTGGCCGTAAATTTCTTCGACGGCCAATTTCCACGAGAAAACGTCTATGTCGTAGAAGATGTGCGACTTCGGGGTGCGCTGCATCACCAGCGCGATGGCTTCCCGATGGCCGATGAAATTGTTGGCCTGACCACCAGCCGGCTTCACCAGGTTGGTGGTGACGCCCAGGTTCAGCCCGTACATGTCGCCGAGCTGACCATCCTTCGACGGCAGGTTGGTGTTGCCGATGTACAACGCATTGCTCCACCGGTCGAGTGCCAGCTTGGCCACCTTCTCAGCCGGGCTCATCAGAAAGAACCGTTCGGTCTGCGGCGCGTCGGCGTTGTCCAAAAGCTGCACCGCGGCCAGGACGTTGGCGTCCGACAGTGCCGTGCCCAGCGTGCCGACCGTCTGGGTGAAGCCCGCGACGTCGACCGCCAGGTTGGTGTCGACGTCCTTGGCCAGCGCGTAGCCGAGCTTCTGCTGGTATTCGGATTGGACATCGATGATGCTCTGCACCTTGACGATGTCCTCAATTCCCAATGCCGCATACGACCAGATGTTGAGCGTGATCGTGGTCGCCGTCTCGGCAACGGTCTCGTAGACGATCGCGGTGTTTTCGGTCTTGGCTCGAGCAGCGAGATTGCCAATGCTCGCGACCTTGACGGTCTTGCCTACGCTGGCATCGTTCTCGAAACCGCGGTTCACACTCTTGGCGAACAGCAGGTTCGACTCTGTCGCCCGCAGGACCTGCTTGCTCCAGATGTCCGGGCTGAAGACGCCGTCGCTGATGGTTTTATCAACGAACTCAGTGGCACCGGTGGCCATCGATGAACCCCCTAATGTTGACGAACGGGGATCCCTCGGGTTGACCGATGGCGTACCCCTGGCTTTGGCTTACCGTTCTCGTCGAACAGCGCCTCATATTCTCGAAGCGTCATGGCGGCGATCATTTCGTCTGTCACTTCTCGGACGCGACCGGGGGTACCAGAGTCGCGCTCAGGGACAGGCTCGTCACCGTTTATCTCGCTCATCACCGATTTCCTCAGTGCGGACTCGCGTTTACTGACGCCGAGCTCCACTGCCTCATCGACGATGGCTGCCACGTATTCTGCCACGCCCTCGGCATAGCCTTTGCCTGCGCCGAAAGTTTTCCCGGCGATCTTCTTCTGGATCGCTTCGGGCAGGGTCTTCTGGAACTGGACGATACCGTCCATGAACGGACTGGCGGCCTGAGCGGCTTGCTGCGACGCGAGTTGCCCTTGCAGTTCGCGCTGAGTCATCTCGCCCAGGGTGTACAGGTCGTTGTTGGCGGCCGCTTCCAGTTTGGCTCGCTCCTGCGCCGCGCGCTCTTGCTGAGCCTTGATCTCGTTGAACCGGCGTTCGGCACGCGCGCCGATCACGCCGGACATCACCTCGTCTTTTTCGAGCTGGTCCCGCGGCAGATTCTTGGTGATCAGCCGCAGAGCTTCGACGGGGTCCTTGGCGTCCCGCACCTGGTCGAACCAGGCGAGGTCGGGCGCGTCAGGTTCGGGCGCGACCCCGTCAGAAGGGAGGTCCTCTTCTGACGGGGCAACGTCCACGGCTGGAGGCTCAGATCCAGCCGTCTCGCGCGCACGACCTCGGACTGGTTGAGATCGCGCGGGCGCCGCCGCTTCAGCCGGCGCGTCGTCGACCAGATCGGGGTGGACGTTGCGGTCCCAGTCGCCTGGCATTACTTCTTGCCCTTCGCCCGTCGCTGCACATCCAGCGCGATCGCCACCGCTTGCTTGACCGGTTTACCGGCCTTGACCTCGGCCCTGATGTTCTGACCGACCGCGGCCTTCGACGCTGACTTCTTGAGTGGCATCAACCCCTCCGGATCGTGCCCACGGTGTTCGGGGCGTTGAACTGGGGCAGCGTGTTCTTGATCTGCGCCAGCGAGTCGGTCGGGTCCAGCCCGTACTTCTCCTGCATCGACTGCAGAATCAGGTTCTGCGTGGTCGGCGAGGCGCCGAGAAAGCTGGTGGAGTCGATCTTGTTGGGGGTTGGCGTGGCGTCCAGCCAGGACTGTGCCGTCGTCTGGTTAGCGGTCGGGTCCTGAATATCTGAAATAAGTTGGGAGAGATACCCCATGCCACCCTGGGTGTTGCCGCCAGCCGTGCCCACACCCGCTACCGTGGTCGGCGCCTGGAACCCAGCCGTCGGCATGCCCTGCAGGATGCGGCCCGCCTGACCGATCACCTGGGCCTGCCTGAACGGGTTGGCCTGCATCGCGGCCGCCGCACTCACCGCGCCCATCTGCTGGGCGTACGCCTGCTGCTGCGCCGCCAGCGTGGTCTGACCGGCTGTTGGCGCCGCGTTCTGGCCGTACAGATTGGCCCACTGGGCCTGAGCCGCCAACGTCGGCGTGCCCAACCCACCCGGTGCTGCGCCGGCAGAGGCGGGAATCAAACTGGCTGGCATGCCGCCTGCAACATTGCCCGATTGGGCTAGCCCCTGGTTCCATTCGGACAACGCGGTCTGGGCGGCGGCCGCGGGCGCCCAGCCCATGCCTGCCAGTTGCTGGCTGCGCGCGGTGATGTACTGGTCCTGCGTCAGACCTCCGCCAGGCCCGCCGGCTGCGCCAGGCGCCTGGTAGTAGCCCGTCAGGCCAGCGGCGCCGATCGCCTCGTTGTACGCCTGAAGCTGCGCCTGCTGGGTTTGCTGGCCGTTGTACTGGCCTGTCAGACCCGCCTGGGTGACCGCCAGGTTCTGGTTGTACTCGCTGACGTTCTGGTTGAACTGGTCCTTATTCAGACCGAACGTGGCGTCGAACTCGCGGACCTGCTCGTCGAACGCTTGCTTGTTGCCCGACGCGATGGCGCCGAGGAGGCTGTTGATGCCCGCGGCGAGTTGCTGGCCCGACTGCTGGGTGACCGTCTGTGCGACGCCGCCGGGCGTACCGCCGCCTGCACCGCCGCCGCTGCCGGCCTGTTGCGTCCCGGTCGGCGAACTGTCGGCACCGTAGCTGCCGCCCGTCCACGACGCCATGCCGCGCGCGGTGGCAGCCGTCTGCTCGGCTTCCTGCAGCGTGTTGCCGGACGCATTGATGAACCCACTGCCTGAAGGATCTGGAAGCGTGAATGTTGGCATGACTTGATCAACCCACCGTGACCGTGATTGGCGGCGGCTTGACGGGCGCACCTGGGGCGACAAATCCTGGCATGCCCTGCAGCCCGCCCTGTGCCAGACCACTGATCGGCATCCCTGGCGAGCCTGGCGTTGGGTACAGGTTCATGCCACCCATGTTCGCGCCTCCCTGCGCTAGACCTCCGTAGGTCGTCCGCTGCTGCACCGGCGGTGCCGGCTGCGTCTGCTGCGTGGCCGTCGTCACCGGCGCCGTCAGACCACCATTTTGTGCGCTCTGTTGCGCGGCGTTGGTCGCCGCGACCGCGGGATGCGGTGAGCCCGTCACCTGGTGGTACTTGTCGAGCATCTGCTGCAGCACGCCCACCGCAGTCTGGGTCGCGGGATCGGCCATGTTGCTCTGCGGATCGGCCATCTGCACCATGCGCGCGGCCGAATCCAGGGTGCTCTGGCCACCCATCATGTCTGCCGTCCAGCCACCGATGCCGCCCACGAGCTGCTCGCCCAACCCGGCGGGCGCCGACATCAGATTCTTGGCGCCCGTCGCCTGGCCCAGGATGTTCTGCAGCATCCCGCTCGCCGTCGCTGCCCGCTGCTGCAGCAGACCCGCGCCCGTCTGGGCATTGCCGCGGGTGTTCGACAGGATGTCGCCCGCGGCCGTCGTCACGTTCTGCTGCTGGGCCGTCTCCGCGTTGGTCTGCGCCGTGTCGGCCGTCATCCGCTGGTTGGCCGCGTCGATCAGCGTCTTGGCCTCGTCGACCGTGATCTTCTTGTCGACCACCTGGCCAGTCAGATGCGCCGCCAACTGCTGCAGCGCGGCGCTCGCGGTGACCTGACCCTTGTTCTCGATCCAGATCAGTTGCGACGGGTTGTTCGGATCGGGCACCTGGATCATCGGCGCCACGGTGTTCGGGGTCGGCGCGGTGACCGGCGCCTTCCCGTAGTTCGGGTTGGGCGTGCGGCTGACCTCGTTGCCCTGGTCGTCGTACCAGACCAGGTCTTTGAGGGTGGTGCTGTTGCCCACCGTCGCCGCGTCTTTCACGTTCTCCGGTAAGGTCAGCCCGCCCGTCTTGGGATCGAACACGTACACCTTGCCACCGACCGAGACGGCCTGCTTGTTGACGTCGCCCTGGGCGACCTCCTGGGTGTTGATGACCTTGCCGGTGGCCTTGTCGAGCGTGTAGATCGCCGTCGACGTCGCCACGATCTGCGTCCCGTCCGGCGCCGCCGACACCGCGTGCAGCTCGCTGTTGACCGGGTCCCACTGCCCGACCACCCCGCTGCTGGCATCGCCCGGCGTGCGGTACACCGGCGTCCACTTGCCAGGGTCCGACGTCTTCGCGCCGCCCTGCGCCGACACGCTGGCGCCGACCTTGTTGTTGGCCGGGTCCCACAGACCGATGACGCGCGGGTTGTCGCTCTTATCGTTCGGGTCAGTGATCGGCGTCCACGTCGACGGGTCGGTCTTGACGTTGGGGTCGACCTTGAACGGCTGCGTCCCTGGCGGCGCCTTGGGGTCGCGTACGTAGACCGTCGGCGTGCTCGAGCCTGGCGGGATGACGTTCAGGTTCTCGTCTAACCGCTCAAGCCCGCTGGCCGGGGTGGACGTCTTCGACGGCGCCTTGGTCGGCCCCTGGATGACGTCGAACCCCGTACCACCCTTCGTGGCCGGGTTGTTGCCGATCTCTTTGACGACGATCGAGTCGGGCTCACCGTCCGGCCCCTCGATCGACAGGGTGATGCCCGCTTGTTGGTCGATCTGCGCCGGCTCACCAGCCAGACCAGCCCGAGGATTGGCGACCTTGACGCTATACGGCGCCTCGCCGACCACTTTGGACCCAGGTCGCAGCGCGTCGACGACCGCTTGTTTCGAGTTGTAGGGCATCAGGCTGCGTCCTCTCCTGCCACGGTGTATGGCGTCGGCACGGTACGACGGACCGCGCGTCCGCCCGCGGTGGTGGACTGCAAGTCAGCCCGCGACAACGTCCGCGTAAACAGCACGTCGCTGTTCTGCGACGCGTTGCTGATCGCCTTCGACAACAACTGGTTCCGTACGCTGATGTCGCCGTCCTTATACAGCGATGAACCCATCACCGCGGCCACCTGCTGGCGGATGATCTCGCCGCGCGACCGCTGCAGCTGGTCCTGCTCCTCTGGCGTCAGATCGACCGACCAGCCATTGCCCACGTTGACCGCCTTGGGCGCCGGCGGAATCCGGACATCGTTGTCGCGCAAGGCTTTCAGCGTGGGCTCGTCGCGCAGGATGTCGGCCCGGACCGGCAAAGCGAACGCCGCGACGCCAGAGATGCCCTGCGATCGTGGCTCGCCAATCGCCGTCAGCGACTCGGGCACGTTGCCGCTCAGGCCCGGATAGTTCGACTCCATCGCTTCGACCAGCCCCATGAAGCCATCGTGCGGGTTGCGGCTGGCCACCCCGTAGGCCCGCTGAATCTGGCGGCCCATCGCCGAATACGGACCGTAGCTCGAGGCCAGACTCTCGAGGATCTTGTTGATGTACCGGTTGGGGTCGTGCAGCACGTTGACCGTGTCGGACAGTCCCTGCAGGAACGTGTTGTCGAGCACGTACTGGCCGATGCTGGCAGCCGCACGACCGGCCTCATTCCCATCCAGCAGACTGTGCCCGCGTTTGCCAGCGTCGGTGACGATGGCGGCCATCGCCAGTGGCGCGCCGGCGGCGCCGAAGTTCTGCAATGGCACGTAGTAGGTGTTGCCACTGATCGGGTCCTGGGTGACCATCGACCACTCGCGCCAGCCCTGCGGGTACGTACTGGCTTCGTTGGGGTCGTACGCGCCGGTCAGCATGCTCTTGCCGCCACTGAACGCGCCCGCGCCCATCCCGACGCCCATGCCAAAGATGGCCGTGCCCAGCGCCGTGCGCGCCAATCGCTGCTCCGCCAGCAGGGTGGCCCGCCCAAGTTGGGCTGACGTTGCGCCGCCGGCAGTCTCCAATGCCCCACGGGCGCGCACGGCCGCGACCGTGCCGGCCAGTCCCAGCGGTGACAGACCCCCACCCTGGGCCGTGATATTCGCTGGCGTCTTGATGAATGGCACGAACTGCGACGAAACATCCCTCACCGCACCGCGCGGCGACGGTATCCAGTCGCGGTGTTCCTGAAACACCATGCGCTGCATCGCATCGTGCGCTTCCTTGTAGAGCTCGGGGTACTCCTCGAGATTCTTGACGATGTTCGCCGTGCGTCCCTTGAGCTGCTCGCCGCGGAACCCCTCGCGGACCGCGTAGCGGGTAGCCACACGGTTGGCCTGCATGGCGAACGCGCCACCCTTGAACACCTGGTCCTCGGCCTGCAGCAAACGCAGCGGCATCTCCACGGCCGCGTCGAGTTTGCCCGAGCCCGACGCCAGCCCAGGGCGCATGTTCTTGAGATTGACCAGATCGTCAGACGAGATGCCGGTCTGCAGGATCTTGAGGGCGTCGGGCATGCTGGACAGAAAGCCTGGCCCGTACGCCTCGAGCATCGGCCCGAGCTCGGCCATGTACGCCTGACGCTCGCCACCGGTGGCCGCCGCGCGCGCCCAATCGATGCCCACCACCATGCCGTGCGTGGCGACCTCGAGCGGCACCTGGGTGATGTTGCCAACCATGTTGGCCATGTGCGTCACCGTCGCGCTGAGGAGACCCGCGATACGCACAACCTGCGACCGCCCCCACCAGCCCTGTTTCAGCAAGCCCTTGACGAACTTACCCGCGGCTAACGGATCATCGGACGTGATCGCCTTGACGTAGCTGGCCAGCAATTCTCTGGACGGCTTCTGGCCACCGACCGCCTCGAGCACGCTGCTGGCCCGTTGCGACTGCAGCGTCTGACGTTTCGACTCGAGGTCGAACGCCCGCTTCGCGTCAGCCTCGGCCGACTTCGCGGCCAGGTCCGCTGACTTGCGGTACTGCTCGATGTACAGGCCCCCGCGGAACGCGTTGCGTTTCTCAGCGGCGATCTCGTTGGCCTTGCTATCCCAGAACGCCATGTTCTCCCAGGTGTCTTTACGGTTGGCGAAGTTCTTACGCTCGGCCGCGAGCTCAGCCTGCAAGGCACTCAGCAATTCCTGGGGTGGCTCCCGTACCGCTGCCTGACGTTTTGCCGCGGCCGCATCGCGCGCGGCCTTCAGGGCGTTGAAGTCGTCCGCCTTCTCGTGCAGCGTCATCGCGTTGTAGCGATCGAGTTGGTCGTACGCGGCCGCGATCTGATCGAGGATGTTCTTCTGGGCGCCGTTCGACCGCGCTGTGGCGACCGCGGTCTTCTGCTCGACGTCCATCTCGCGCGTCTTCTCGAGAAGCTGCGTTGCTCGAGCCGTGGCCCGCTTGGCCTGGGCAGCAATGCGCTGGGCACCGATGCGCTCGTTGCTGGCGTTGATGCCCCTGGCCATTGTGGCGTCCAATCGGTTCTTCAGCGACTCCAGCGTGCGGCCCGCGGTGCTGCGCCCACCTCGGGCCACCGTCAGCAACTGGGTGTTCTTGGAGAGCTCGTTGAGCCCATACGCGACCTGCTCGTCCGACAGCGCATCCACCCCACCCCTGGCCACGATGTCCCTGGCCATCTTCTCGGACCGTGCCTGGGCATCGATGGCCGCGGCCTGCAAGGCCACCATCTCCTGCGGATTGAACCCCTTGCCGACGGGCGTCTTGAGCCACTCCTCGCGCGTCATGCCTACCTTGGTCGCCAGGTCATTGACCAGCGAGTCGTGGGAAATCCTGCCCTGGGTGTACGCGTCGAACAGCTCGGGGTTGTCCTCGGCCGCGCGCTGGATCTGCGCCCTCACCTCGGGCATGGCGCCCTTCAGCATCGCATCCAGGTTCGGCATCCGCTTCAGGGTCGCTTCACTGGGTGGCCCTGGCCGTGCGCCCTCGGCGTTGATGTCGCTGATGCCCGTGCCGGTGATGCCGCCCTTGGTGCCGACGACCTCGCCGGGCGCCTCGCGCAGCCCGTCGCCGCTCAGCGGGTCGCCGTAACTCTTACGGCCGTTCTGGGTGACGATGTCTTCCGCCAGCGACCCAGCACCCGAGCTCGCCTGCTCGGTGGCGTACGGACCATGCGGCGCGTTCTCTTCACCACCCGCGAACGGCAGGTCTGCCGCACGCTGACCGCGGCGTGCGAACTGGGCGTCGTCCGGCGCATTCGCCTGCTGCTCGCCGGCGGCCTCGATGTGGCGCTGGTCGAGCGCCAGCGTGTTGCGTTCCGCGCGCAATTCGGTCGGCGTGGGCTCGCGCGTGCCGGTGCCGCGGATACCCGACTGGCCGACGTCCAGACGCACCTCGCCTGACCCGGTGTCCAGCCCCGCCTTCTCCCACCACAACGGGTCGTACGCACTCTGGCCGTGCTGCTGGGCGATCTCGACCAGGTTGTCGTTGGTGTAGCCCGCACCCCACGGCGGCCGCTCCGGCTTCTGCGTAGGATTACGCAACTGCTCGTCGATGGCGGCCAGCCGATCCTGATTGGCCTGGTAGCGTTGCTCGAGCTCGTCACCGTGAGCGAGGCGCTCGTCCATCGTCATCGGCGTCTCGCCGGGACCAGCCGCATCCAACAGATGCGGGTTGGTGACGACCTCACCGATGTTCCGCGGCGTACCCGACTCGACACCGCGTACGGTCTGGCGGGTCGGCTCCTCGCTGGGTGGCGGCCGCTCTTCGGTGGTAGCTCTGAGAATGTTGTCGCCGGGGCGTGGACCCCTATCTGCTGCCCGCGCGAGCTGTTCCTCGAGGGTCGGGCGCGTCTCTGGTGCGCGGAAGCCCGCTTCGCCCTCACGGCCGACACCCGCGACGGCGCGTTCCAAGAGTGGACCGGCACCGCCGCGGGTGATCAGATGCGTACCGAGCAACCCCGCGGTTGCGCCGAGCCCGATGTTTCTCAGGCGCTCCTCAGGTGACGCGTCCTGGGGTGTTGCCAGGTTACCGGCGTACCCGCCGGCGACCCCTCCAGCGAGGTTTACACCGAAGGGGACTGGGGCCTGGGCTCGCTCTCGGGTGCCTCGAAGCCTACCCCTGGTGGGAGTGGCGGCGCCGCCTCCGGGTGGGGCCGCAGAGCCGGTGCTTTCGACGGCTCCTGCTTCGGAAGGACCACCTTTGGCCCGCTCGAGTAGACTGCGTCGCTCGGCGGTAGTCGGCTCGAACCGACTCCCAGTTGATCCAAGAGTTCGTGCATAGTCTGCGGCCTGGAGGCGCTCATTGGTCCCGTTGTACCTATCTAACGTCGCGGGATCGACGCCCGCATTCTTGAGAGATTCTACCACACGAGGCGCCGATTCAAGGTCATACAGGGGTATCTGCAGCGACCCTCCAGTGGGGCCTCTGACCGTCGGGTGGCCGTCCGCGGCCAGCGCCGCCTGCACCCGATCCAGCGTCGCCCGGTCAGCCACCAGGCTCAATCCCGCGGCGTCCGGCGCCCGATAGTCGGGATAGTGAATCGCCATCTCCGGCGCCTTCAGCGCGTCGCCGATGGTCGCCGCCACGTACCGTGCGGTGTCGCTGTTGCCCGACGGCAGATGCACGACGTAGTTCCCTGGCGTCTCTTCGACCACGCGGTGCGCGGTTGCCAGCCACGGCATCACCCCACGCTCGTCCACCCCTAATCGATCGAGCACCCCGCCGGGCACGCCGCGCACAACCGGAGCGTTGCTCTCTTGCAGCGCACGCTGCTCGTTACGGAATTCGTGCGTCGCGGGTCGGAGCGTGCCCGACGCTTTCCTGGTGTCACCCAGAAAGGCACGCTGCACCGAAGGGATGCCGAGCTCTGGCGGGAGGGGATCGTGCAGGTACGGCGCGTACTGCGCTAACGCGGCCTTGACCGAGGGTTGCTGCATCGCCCGCGAGATCTCACCTGGCTCGGGCGCACTAACTTTACCGATCGGACGGTCGAAGACGCCCGCGGCTTTGGCATCGCGGATGGCGCCCTGGAAGTCGCCCGCCTTCCACTTGGCGTACGCCTCAGGGGCACCCTCAGACATCGCGCGAATGCCATCCCACACCGACGACTGGAACGCAAACCCGTCGACACCCTGCTCCGCGCCGAGCTCGTTGAACACCGCCTCGACCCCGCGGTACAGGTTCTTGTTGTTGGCCGCGGCAGACTCATGCGGCGAGTCCATGTACGTCTTGCCGCCGCGCACCGCTGGAGTCTGGCTAGTGTCGATGTTCATCGTGCGCCAGTTCCATATGTCGTTGGTGATCGCCGGGTCGTACAGCCGCGCTTCGGCAGAACCGTAATTGCCCGCGAACGACGGCGTCTTCGGTCCACCCGTATCGGCAATGCCGGTCGCATAGCCACGATTCATGGCGATGCGCTTGTTCGGTCCCGCGGGACCACCGTACGTGTAGTCGTTGACCGCCTTCAGGATGCTGGCCTTGATCTCAGGCGGCGACAGTCCTGCCTGACGACCTTCCTGCGCGATCTGCCGCACCATGCCGAAGACCTTCGCCGCCTCCGACACCTGGCCGGTGACGTTGGTCTGCATGCTGCTGATGGCGTTCAGCGCGAACCACTCCTCGAGGTTGTGCGCGCCGACGGTCGGGATGCCCTGGTCTGCCTGGTCGTAGTAGAAGTCGCGCTTGTTAGGGTTGGCCTCGTACAGCGCGCGCAGGTCGTCTGTATTCGGCATGCCGCCCGGCGCCAGTTTGACCAACCCGTTCGCCGAGCTCTTGGCGACGTTCCTGTCAAGCGGCAGCACGTCCTGCGGCAGCGTGTTCAGATCGAGATGCAGCAATCCATCCGGTGATGCCTCGCGCAACGGTCGCGCGATGGCCTCGAACCGACCTTCTGGCGTATCCGCGGGATAGTTCGGTAATCGCTGGCGACCGACCGCCGTCGACGGTGGCAGCGGTGCAGCTTCAGTTGCGGGCGCCGTCGGCGCGACCGGGGTCGCTTCGCCTCGAGCCCGCGCGGCCAATTCCGGCACGCCGCCCAGCGCGTTGTTGACGGTGGTCTGGGCGGGTAGCCTCGAGGAGCGCAAGGCCTCGGTGATCTGTGGCGCGTTGTCGAGCAGCACCTGGCCCAGACGGCGTACGACCTGTGCAACGCCGGCCGCGCCCACGTCGATCACGCCGCCCAATCCAGCACCGACGACCAGCGCCTGGCCGACCGACTCGGGCGTGCTCTCCTTCTTCTCGGCTTCGAACATCGCGTTCTGCAGCCCGCCGACGATGGCGCCCTGCGAAAACTTCTGGGCGATCGTGCCGAGCACGGATACCGCGGCGGGCGACAGACGTTCCGCCAGTTGCGGTCCGACGATCCGGCTGACCGCGCCACTGAGTGCGCCCGTGCCCGCTTCAGCCACACCGCTGGTCGGTCCCAGTAACGCCAGCATCAGCGGGTCGGTGAACTGCTGGGCAATGCCCGTGGTCAGCCCCGCGATCAACCCGCCGGGCGTGATGTCGCCCTCGTGGCCTGGTTCTGGCGTGGCGCCGGGCAGATTGTTGAGCGGGTTGTTCTGCTGCAGCCAATCGTTCTTGACCTGCATGACGTCGCGGTACAGGCTCATCGTGCCCGCGGGGATCAATGACGGACCCTCCTGGGCATTCTCCGCGGCGGCCTGTAGCAACCGCTGACCCACCGGCGACCGCGCGAACGCCTCCGCCTGGGTCCCGAGATCGCTGGCCGCGGCGCCAAGCACGGGAACGGTAGCGTCTACCGCGCCACGAGTCGTGGTGCCCAGGTCGCTCGCTGCGGCCCCCAGAACGGGCGCTACCGCATTGACGGCCGATGTGCCAGGCGTCAACCGGTTGACGTCCTGTGCTGCACCCAGCACGCCCTGCGCGGCTTGCTGCACGTCGCTGGCCACCTGATTGACCTGGTCGCGTGCCGACACCTGACCGGGCTGGAGCTGCACGGGCGCGGTGGCCTGAGCCAATGCGCCCTGCGCGGCCGAGCCCAGTGCCGATGCCGCACCACCAACCGCCTCGCCGACGGCGCCGGCAGCGCCGCCCAGCACGTCCGCGGCGGACTGGATGGGCGTTGGTCCCTGGTCGGCAGCCACGTTGCCGTTGGCGTCCTGCATCGCACCCTTGACGTACAGCGGCGCCTTCACGGGGGCCGGGCCACCGATCGTGATCGGGGCGTTGGCTGCGCCACCGGTGCCGCCCAATGCCGTGGGTGACGTGCTCGAGGCAGGCACGGCGGGATTGTCGGCGAACAATGCGCCCTGCGCGCGGCCCATCAGATTTTCCATCTGGGCCGGCGTCATCCACTCGCTGCCGCTCTTCAGGTCCAGACCCGACCGTCCCACGTGGAACGCGCCCGTCTGCGGGTTGTACCCGTCGGCAAAGAAGTAGTGGCCGGGCGTGCTGATCGTCACCGGGTTGCCGGTGGTCGCTTCTTTGGCGATCGCGTCCCAATCGGGCGCCACGATGTGCGTGTCGACGCCCATGTTCTTGAGCAGACGCTGTTCGCTGGTGATGCCAGCCATGCCGCCGCCACTCGTCCAGCCCACCTGCTTGGCCAGGTCGGTAGCTTCTCTGAGGGTCGGGTTACGGCCGAACCGTTCGGCGAACCTGACGGCGGCCGCGGGACCGCACGCGGCGTACGCCTCGTCGGCCGTCAACTGCGGGTCGCCGAACTGAGACTGGTTCATCGCCGTCGACGCCGTGTCCAGCGCACCTCGAGCGGCGCCGAGTACCTGCTGACCAGCGCCCTGTACGGCGTTGACGGCACCCTGAGCGGCGGGGGGCAGATGGTCGTAGATCGACTTCACCTGATCGACCCAGCCCTGCGCGGGATAGCCCGGCTCGTCGACCACGTAGCCAGCGTTTCTCAAGTCGTCGACGAACTTGGCCGCATTGCCACGATCGGCCCACGCCTGGGCGTACCGCGGCGCGGTCTGCACCAGGTTGATGAACGCGTCGAACGACTCCTGCGGGCTCTTGTAGCTGGCCCACCTCGAGCCGTTGCTGCCGTCACCCTGCAGGCTGAACAGGTTGTTCTGCTGCTGGGCGTTGGACGACTGGCCCCAGCCCGTCTCGTTGGCCGCAATGGCCAGCATGGCGTTGGGATCGATACCCGTGGCCGCCGCGGCACGCTGCGCCATGCCCTGCAGGCTGGTGATGAACGCCGACTGGCCCTGACCAACGGTCGCGAGTCCCGTGTCTGACGGTGGCGGACCACCCAGCGATGGCGTGGTGGTCGCTGGTGGTGCTGGCGGTGGTTGGGTGGCCAGACTCTGGACGGCGTCCTGCGCGCCCTGGGTGAGACTGTTGACGTGTTGCTGTAACTGCTGGCCAACATCGCTGGTCAGGTTGGACGCGTGCTGTTGCAGCTGCTGCAGCACGTCGCCAGCGGACTGTTGCGCCCCACCGAGCACCTGGACGGCAGGTTGCGCGGCCGCCACGGCCTGCTGGGCGTGCTGCTGGAGCTCCTGCAGGATCTGATTCGGGTCAGGACCCTGGGGTACCGGCGGGGGCGTGGGGATGGCGTCGTTGATGCTCTGGACGGCGCCCTGGCCGAGTTGCAGCAAGCCCTGAGCGTGGGAGCGCAGCTCGTCACCGATGCTCGAGCGCAGGTCGTCGAGGAGGATGGTGCCAGGCATCTAAATCACGCCCGACTCAACGCACTGCGGCTATAACAGAGGCGCCCCAGGCCACACACCTGGAGCGCCATCATCCCGACAATTGGAGTATCGAGATGTCTTTGCAGTCTATGCGCTGGGACCTTGTGCTGCTCGCCCTTATCGTTGGCGTGCCGTACGGGCTGATCGCTCTCGCTGGCGTGCGCGACTGGTTCAAGGAACGCGCGTGGCAAGCCTTCCAGAACAAGTACTACGCGGCTCACCCGGACGTCACCCGGTCCCGCTGGGAGCCGCCGTCGGACTGGTGGTGGCAGTACAAGTACCAGGGCATCAAGTAACACCCGTCGCAGGTAGCGGCATACCGTTCGGCCCGAGAATCACGGGTGGTGGCGCCACAGTACCCGGTGGGGGAGCGATCGCCACCGGCGGTGCGACAGGCATCACCGGAGGAGGAGCAGGTAGCGCCGGCGGCGCAACGGGCATAGCTGGTGCTGTGGGTGGCGCGGCATTGGCCATGACGGCCTTGCCGAATGCGTTGGGATCGACCACGGTGGACGGCTCGCCCGGTGCGGGCATGCTCACGCCGATGCGCTTGGCGACGTCGAGGAACTGCTGCGGATCTCGCCGCGCCTCACTCTGCAGCCACGCGCGATCGTTGGTCTGGTATTTCTGACGGTACAGGTCGTCCAGTTTCTGGTTGGACACCTGCGCCATGTCGGGGTGGTTCTTGTTGTCGCCGAACACGCCCTGCGCGATGGCCGGCGCGTCCCGCTGCACCTCGTTGGTGATCTCCTGCTGCAGCTTCAGGAATTCAGACTGCTGCGGGGACGTGGCCATCAGGCGCTACTTGCCCTTCGGCTCGCCTCTCACGCCCATCTTTTTGTCCATGCGCTGATCAGCTTTTGAACCTGGCTTGATGCCCATGCGCTTGTCCATCGCCGTGTCTTTCTTGACCGACGTCCTCGTGACCTTGGCCATCATCGACCTCCTGACTGAGCGATCCCGTCGAGTTCTGGCGTCTCGGGCTTTGGCAAACGACGCTCCAGTTCGTCGCGCAGACGGAGGAATTCAGCCAGAGCTGCGTTGCCTGCCTCAGAGACGGCCTCACCTCGAGCCGAAAAGACCGAGACATCCACCTCGTATCCGCCCTTATACGACGGTGAGATCCTCACGCTTGCGTACCCACCCGTCAATTGACTCGAGAGTTTCCGCAACTCCAAGACCACATCCTGCAGCGCGGCTACCTCAGCATGTTCTGCCACTTACCGACCTCCTGGTGCGGCTGGACCCTGGGGACCGTACGGGACACCACCCGGTGGCAGTGTCCCGCCCGGCTGTTGTGCGCCACCCACGACCTGCGGGTAGCCTGGCGGCGATGCGCCGGCACCATTGGGTGCGGTCGCCAGTGCGCCCAGGTCTGGCACGCCGCCAGCGCCTGGACCGCCACCCTCGAAGACCCCTGGCTGCGGCTGACCGCTGGGCAATGCGGCGTTGACCTGGCCGCTGAGCGCGAGCTGCTCGGCGTCCTGGGCTTTCTGCAGCATGTCGCCCCTGCCCGCTTCCATGAACACCTCGGCGTCCAGCCATTTCTGATAGGCGGGTGACGCGCGGATGCGGTCGCGGGCTATCGATCTTCGAATTTCGTCGGGGTTGTCGCCCAGGTAGGTGACGGCTTCGTCCTTACCGAACGTGCCCGCGGCGAGCCGCTCGTGGGCGTAGCGCGCCATAATCATCTCGTCGGTCGGGAGCTGGGCCTGCACCTCCCACTTGATCCTCATAGGACGTTGCAGATCCGAAGGTCCGAAGCCGATGAACTCCGCCGCCGCTTTTCCGCTGCCGACGTCGATGCCGCCTGAGAACACGTACACCTTCTCGTTGGCGCGTTCGCGGATCAGCGTCCACAACTTCTCCGTTTGCCCCTTGAGGAGAGACTCGATGCCGTGGCGGATCGGACCGACCCGCGTCCTCGAGTAGCTCAGCACCTGGGAGATGGCGAAGCCGGCGCCCTCCATGCCGCTGAGCGTGGTCACTCGAGGACTCTCGAGGTCGCGGATGGCGCCGTCGATGAGCGCCATATGTTTTTCCAGGGTGCTGGCGTCGGGGTACTGGATGCGCTGCAACTGGCGGCCTGGCGGCAGGTTCAGGATCTCGCCGGGGTGGACCGTGGGGTCGGTTTCTTTGGGCAGACCGTCGTCGCCGATCACCGCGGCCGCCGGGGTGTCGCCGTACGTCACCAGGGGGGAAAGGAGGTCCCTGGCGACGTACTGCGCGTGCATGGCCCGCAGGTACTGCCGATACTGCACGAGCCACAGTTTGGTGCGGCCGATCCCCCAGCCGACTTTGCGGTTGCGCCAGTGGTTCATCGTCAAGCCTGGGGCGTAGTCGTAGGGCACGCCGAACGAGTATTTGTGTTTGAACTGCTTGACGATGTAGCCGGTCTGGTCGCCGTTGAAGTTCTGCGAGCAGATCGCGTAGCTCACCCAGACGTCGTCCCAGTGCTCGAGGAACGTCACCGAGCTCAGCATGTTGCGGCTAGCCTCGATGATGTTCTGGGACTGGCCGAGCTCCTCTGGCACGATGTCGCCGATGGCGTCGCGCGACAGCCGGTAGCGCCGGAATGCGCTACGCATCGGCATTTCAGAAACCTCGAGCACCTCGCACAGGTAGCCGTTGGACCACTGGGGGTACACGCGGCGCGGGTCAACGTACTGCCAGACGAAGGGTGGGCCGGCGCGCTTCTTGGCCTCTTCGGTCATCTTGTCGTAGGACTGGTAGTCCGCCGTGGTCGCGCTCGAGTTCTTGCTCGGATCGGCGATGCCGTAGCGTTCGGACCACAGGTCGCTGGCCCACAGCAGCTTGGCCCAGCCGCCGCCATCGTTGAGGGTGGCGTCAGTGACCTGGGTCATGGTGTCGCTGCCGGGCTCCCTGGTCCCACACTCCCACAGGGTTTCTTCCGTGAAATGCTCGAGCTTGCTGGCGACGGTCTGGGCCGTGTCACCTTCGCCGCCGACGATGGATAACTTGGGGCGCTCGAGCGTGAGTATTGCGGTCTGCTGAAACGCCTCTTCGGTGATGTCAGGGTCGCGGGGGTCGACGTGGACGAGCATGTAGTCCTTGTCGGCTTCTGACAGGGCAGGGCGGCGCATCTCGCGCTGTTCGCGGACCAGGTCGAGGTCGTTGTCCTGCTGCAGGTACAGGTCGCCGAGCTCGGTCTGGAGCGACGTCAGATAGGAGCTATCCGGCGGCTTGAGCTCCTTCTTCGAGCGGTCGATGGCCACGACGTAGCCAAGTGTACGTCACACCACGCTCACAAATGTCACACGCCGGTCACACGGGTCTACAATCGAGACGAACGGGAAGGTCAATGAATGCGGCCGCAGTTAGTGATTCAGCCGAGGCTCTTCTCTGATGGCCTTTTGCCTGCCGATCCTAGAGCGGAAGAACGCGCGATACGGTGGAGACAACGCCTCCGCATGATGAACGCAGACGAATCAGGCTTGGCCGCCGTCGATGAATTGGCGCCACGCTTCCACACTGCGGCATACAGCGACGATGACCGCTACGTCTTGCGGGGCGCGAAAGCAGGCATTCCGACACGCGTCCTTGCTGCACGGCTCCACATCAGCGTCCAAGCCGTCAACCAACGCTTCGTCGCCATCCATCGACGGGCAGGTGCGCCCACTGCAACCACTGCGCGCGAAGGTTTGGTCGTCTACATGGCAATGGTGCCGGCACCCGCCGCGCGTCTCCTTTCAGCTTGAAAGCTGGCTTTCAACTTGAAAGGTCGCTAGACCAGCCAGAGGGGTAGGGTGTAACTAGCCCTCGCCGGCGCTGTAACGCCGGCGAGGGAACGATGCCACGGAGGTGAAGCACATGGCACCGCATGGACATTCTCGCCGTTGGGGCCTGCACGGCAACGGCTGTGCCGCCGATGGAATGAGTCCGCACGCGCGGGTACGAGTGCTCGACAGAGACAACTGGACCTGCCGCGCGTGCGGCGATCGAGGCTCGGACGTGCATCACCTGTCGGACGCGGACTACAGGAGCGACAACCCGCGGGGCATGGTCAACCCTGTGCCGCTCGTGCCACCAGTCCGAGCATCGTCTGTTTGGGCAGGTGATCTACCAATCGATACCACGCCCTGTGCCGAGGTCCCAATTGCCGCTGCCGTTGGCTGCCTGAGTTTTGTCAGTTCTGGCAGTCGATTTATCGCCGGCCGGCCGCGAACCGATAGCTCGAGCGTGGCCGTTCGGCCGTGGCCAACTGCGACCCCAGCCAAGCGAGGCAAAGGCCAATTACGCAGTCGTCGTGAAGACCCGGCGGCGCCGAGTACCGCACCATGCCCGTCACGGTCACGCTGCTCTCAAAGGCCAGGAGCTCCGAGATCTGCACGGGGTCGTCCAGCAGACTGATCTGGTTCTGCTCGATCGCCAGTGCCAGTGACCGTACCGCGGCGTCCTTCGAGGCGTTGGTGGCCGTCCACGCATAAATCGGCAGTGCCGCGCGGGCTGACCCCAGCAATCGGGCATAGCCCGTCTGGAGGCGTTCGACCAGGGGGCCGCCCATGCTGTTGGCCTCGGCCACGATCTGCACCGGGTGGTAGAGCTCGGCCCACTTATGGAGGCGCTCGGCTTGAAACTCGAAGTCGATATTCGAGAACCGGTCGAGGGCGACCTGCTCGTTGAGGGTGGCATCAATGACGCTGATGACCGTGAAATCGTTGGACCGTGCCCAGTCCACGCCGAACACGTACGTGTGGCCGCGCTGGGGTGGCATCTGCTTGAGACGGCTGATACCGCGCACGCCGCGGAACACGCCGGCTCCCTCGAGTTGCACGAAGTCGGCCAGGTACTCCTGGGCAAAGGTACGTTCGGGTAACTCGGCTCGAGCGGCGGCGATCTCGTCAGGGTGGATGTAGGGCGATGCGCTCGAGGGCATCTGCCACGACGCCCACTCGGTCTGCAACGGGTCCTGGCCGAGCTGGTACAGCCGGTGAAACGCGTCCAGTCCTTTGGGGGTGCTCAGGAACCACGCGTCACCACCCAGCACGCTCAGGGTCGGACGGAGCGATGCCTGCCACACCGTGTCCAGATCGCGGACCATCGCGGCCTCGTCGACGACGATCCGGTGGTACTTCCGGCCGCGGCCGGCATCGGGGTCGTCCAGGGACCAGCACTCGACCGAGCCGCCGTTTCGGGTGACGATGCGGTGTTGCTGTTCGCTTTTGGCGACAGTGATGGGCTCGAGCACTTGCCGCAATTGCAGCCAGACGTCCTCGAGGTACTTGTACGTGGGCGCCATCCAGGCGCACGGCCAGCCATCCTGGGCGCCGAGGGCGACCAGTCGGATGCCGAGGGTGGTCTTGCCCATCTGACGGCCGCACGCGGCCACGTTGAAGCGATGCCGATCGTCAAGCATCCGCTGCTGAGCTGGATGAAGACTCGGCAAGTTCAGCAGTGTCGAGAGTTGGTGGCTGGGATTGTTCGACGGGTCGGAATCCGGCGAGAAGTCGAATGAGCGTATCTCGCTCGGCGCCCAGCAGGGCGGCAAGGTCTCCGGCGGTTTGCCCTTGAACGTAGGCAGAGGACGCGGCCGCTTGAAGTTGAGCGCGAATCGTCGTGACGTGTTCGGCGACGAGGTCAAAGAGCATCGCCTCGAGGGCTTCTGGCGTACGAGCGTTCGCGCGGGTCATTGCAACCGTTGCATCGGCGCTGGCCCAACGTGAGACGACCGCGGGATCGAGGTCGAAGCGGCCTGCGGTTTCGTTGATGGTGCCGCCGGCCATGACCGCGGCCAGGACCTGAGCGCGGAGCTCGGGCGGGTGAGCGACGCCGCGGGGCATTCACTCGGGCCTCGGAGGCAGGGGACGGACGTCGTCTGGCTGGTAGGGAGCGACGACGCCGTCCGAGTCGAATTTGATCAAGAGCAAGCCGCGGGGCCAGAGATCCTGGATGGTGCCAGAGCCGGCGGTGATACCGCTGAGCGGGACGTAGACGCGATCGCCGATCTGGTAGAGCTGCATGGATTCAGGATGATGCATGGTCGGCCTTGTCAAGGGCAGAGATGGCGTCGGCAATAGCACGATAGTGCGAACCGAACTTGAAACCCGGCGCCATCAGCGCCCGCGCGGCCTGGATGACGGTGTCCTGTGAGGCGATGTGTTGCTCGAGCAGATGATTGATGGATTCTTGCAGGGTGATGTGGGTTTTTGCGTTGGCGAGCTCGTGGCGAAGCTGCTCGAGCTCTTCGAGCAGGACCACGGTATTGGTCACGTCCACGCCTGGTCGGCCCTTACGTGGCCGTTGTTCATGCTTAGCGTCGAGGCGACCACCAACGTGCCGTTGACCGGGTCTGTATGACCGCGAGATTCCGTACCGCCGCGCATCGTCGCGGCGATCATCGGGAGCTCGACGCTAGCCCCTCGAGCGCCGCCATCAGCCTCGGCGGCAACTCCTTGCCCCGTTTCGCGGCCCGTCTGAGGATGCCCGCCGCAGCTTTCGCAGACAGCCAGTACCGCCGCGGCACGGGCGCTGTCTGCAAGACAGCCGACAATGAAGACGCGGCGCCTTCTCTGGGGGACTCCGAAGTGGCGCGCGTCCAGAACCCGCCAGGCCACGCCATACCCGAGGTCGACCAGCCCCCGGAGTACGACACCGAAGTCGGCGCCCGGTTCTCCTCCGCTGGAAAGGAGTCCGGGAACATTCTCAATGAGGCACCATCGTGGCCGCAGTTCTCGCAGCACGCGGTGGAACTCATGCCAGAGACCGCTGCGATCGCCGGAAAGACCACGCCGTTGACCGGCCACGCTGACGTCCTGGCATGGGAATCCGCCGTAGACGAGGTCAATATCGCCGCATAGCCCTGACCGGGTTGGTTGCCGCCTGTGCTGTGCGTCATCAGCCCGTGGGCGTCCTTCGTCAGCCACGCCTCGCCGTTGCCCTTCACGATCAGCCCCATCGGCTCGACCGACTTTGCGAACGTCGTCAATGCGCTGCACCTCCGGCCAGTGCCGCGCGAGCACCGACAGACACCAGGGATCGTTTTCCACCTGCAGCACCGTCTCGATGCCAGCCCACTGCAGCCCTTGCTCGAAACCGCCGACACCCGAGAACAGCGACACGGCCCTCATCGGCGCCAGTACTCCCGCAGTTTTGCTGAGCGTTCGCGAGTGATCTGGACGCGCTGAAACCAGAGTTGGCGGGCCTTGAGGTCGTCGCCGTGGTCGAGGGCTGCTCTGGCTTTGGCTTCGAGGGAGATCATTTTGCGGGCCAGGTCGCGGAGATTGACCAGGGCGTAGTCAGTCATGCGGGACGTGACCAGTGGGGGACGGTTTTGTGGCAACGGACGCAGCGATCGAGGGCCAGGAGACGGCTGGGGGAACGGACCCAGAACCGCCAGCGGTGACCCAGAAACAGACAGCGCAGGTTCACGGCGTAGGTGGCCACGGCGAGCGATACCACGACGGTGTGCCATCAGGACTCAGCAGTACCTGGGTGACCTCGACGCCGTACCCCGTCGTCTGAGAGGCGACCCAGTTACGGACATCCTCCAGAGACGCTGACGCATCGAACGATTTCGTCGCGCGACCGGCCATACCCGGGCCAGTCTCGAAGGTCGTCCACCACGTGACAGTAACGACGAATCTGCCCTCAGAGTTCACACTTCCGCAAGCCTCCTATCTTTACCCCCCTATAAAGCGAATTTTGCGAAGCGAAGTCTGCATCTCAAAAAGGGGAATCCGTTTCGCAAGACTTCGCGACAATTCGCACATTTGTCGGGTCGGCGGCGAAACGAACACCGGCGGCCCCGTTTCGTGTTTTCCCGACTTCGCCAAGTTCGCCGGGCTTCGCAAGCGAAGTGGCGAACTCTGGGATTGCCCATATTTCGGTGCGTCCGTCGCGGTGTCGCACCAGGCGCTCCGAGTCGACGAGCGTGCCTGCGGCCTCGTCGAACTGGCGCGAGGTCAGGTGGCTGTTCTTGAGTGCGACGGTCCTCGAGCACCGCCCACCCTGGCCGCGGATGATGTCCAGCAAGCGCAGCCTGGACTCTTCTTCGCGGTTATGGGCGACCTCGTTAGTCAGGTAGAACTCCGCGGCGGCGTGGGTCTGTTCGATAAAGCGAATCGCCTGATCCATGTCGGCGACGGTGAGGGCCATCGTGGTCGGGTCGCGGCTGACGTGAAACAACATCGCCACCTTCTGGGCCATCACCGGCCCGCGGCTCCGCATGCCACCGAAGTCGGACGATTCACGCGCGGCCAGACGGCACTTCCTGGCGAAGGCGTCGTACTGCGGCCGACACGCGGACATGTCGAACCGCCCGTGCAACTCCTGCACGGCTCGCAGGTGACCCGCTAGCCCGGCCTCTGTGCCGTCCTCGCGCGGGCCAGGATCGCCGATCGGTTCGCCCGCTTCGCGCGAAGGCGCGAACAGGAACCTGGCTAACCAGCCGCCGCGGAGGGCGCTGCCCTTGAAGGCTTGCGCGAACCAGTCGGGCGAGCTGGCACCCAGAATGGTCACGCACGGGTGCTTCAGGGTGAAGCTGTCATCAGACTTGCGGAGCTGACGCACGAACACGTCGGGCACGTCGTACAACTCCGTCAGGGTCTGCTCGGCGCCGCTGTTGTAGTCACGTCCGAGCAGCGCCTGGAACGCGGCGAACTCCTGAATAACCCACAATCCGACCGGGTGGTTGCTCAACTGTTTGAGCAGTCCCTCCTGGCTGAAGGACGAGGGCAGCAGTCGATCACCCAATCCAGCCTTGCGAACAACGTTGACCGCCATGTCCAGCGGTACCGACTTGCCCATACCCGATGGCGCCAGCACGACGCAGTTCAGGTTGGGGAACACCTCGCGCGACGGGCCGTCCATCCAGCACGCGGTACCCATGGCCACCGCGAGCGAGCACAAGCCGGCATGCATGTGGAACACCGACGGCGCATCGGTCCGTTTGCGCAGGTAGTCCCTGAACTCCGTCAAGTACGTCACACGTCCAGGTCCGACACGTCGATGATCGGCCGTTCTGGTGGAGCTGATGGTGGCGGCGGAGTTGGTGGTGGTGGCGGCCTATCAGCCGGATGTTGCTGGTAGTACGCGGCGCGCTGCTCGAGCACCTCGTCCAGCGTTTCGCGGATCTCAATCTCGGGGACCTCGAGCTTTTCTGCCAGCGCGCGGACGTACGCCGACCTGGCGATCGGGGCTTGGCGCAACAGGGTGTCAACCATGTCCTCGCAGGCGGCGACGGTGCCCTGCAGGGTGGTCAGATCGTGGCCGCGGACATCCTCCAGGTGGTCGATCATCCACAACGGACCGTCGCGGGCGTTACGGATCATCGCCCCGAACGCCTCACCCCCACCGGGGGTGTTCAGCAGATCGGCCACGTCCTTCACTCCACGCGGGAGCTCGGCGACCTTGACGCGAATGGCACGCGGTTGGCGGTCCATGCTCAGAACGCTTCGACCTCCTCCAGATGCTGCTCGCGGATGGTCGCTTCGGTGACGCGTTGGTTCAGCGCGATCGTCCAGCGTTCGACCTGGTCCACCGCCGGATTGGCGGGCAGCGGCTTGTGAGAAATCTTCAGGCGGTCCGCCTCGGCGCACACCTCGGCCCACTGCTCGAGGGCCACATCCATCCGGTCGGGGACATGCACCTCGGGCTCACGTTCACGGGTTGGCACGTACGCCGCTTCCTCCAGCACCTCGCCGGTGGTGATGTCGACGACGCGGCCCTCGCGTTCCACCGACGCGCCCATGATCTCGTCGGGGGTGTAGATCGCTCCGTTGAAAATCTCGGGGCAGTACCAGCGCGCACCGTTGGTCAGCGCACGAGAAAACAGCATGTTGCGCGGAAACTTCTTGTACGTCTCGGTGGCGAGGCCAGCGGTCTGCGCGTCCTTCATGGTGAAAATCGAATGCCCGATCTCCTGACCGCCCTCGAGGAACACCAGCTCGCAGAGCGAGTCGTCCAGATGCAGCACCCGGTAGGCGTATTTCCCCGAGCGCTGGACGGCCGCGCCCACCAGGTTTGCGCTCAGCGTCACCCGCCCCTTGACGATGTACACGCCCTGCATCGACGCCAGGGGGCCGAAGCCCAGCTCGGCGCCCGCCAGGATCTTGACGATGGCCTGGGCCGCGTCTCGGGTGTCCTGAAAGAAGCCCGACTTCACAAAGATCGCACCCAGCTTTTCGGTGTCGATCTCCTGCGGTCGGTATTGCACGTTCGCGAGCGCCTGGGTCATGGTGTCGTGGTCCTCCCCGTGGTCAGTTCTGGCTCCGGCTCGCGCAGGGCCAGGAGCAAAACGGTTTTCTTGTCTTCCAAAAGATGTTTGGCGAAATGTTGTTGGAAATGGCCCGGCTCCTGGCTCAGCCGGTCTGCCGCCACCTGCATCTGCACCGCCAGATCGTCTAAGTAGCTCATGTCATGAAGTCCAACTGCTTGATCCGTTGGGATGGACGACTCACCGGTGCCGCTTCACCCAGCAACAGCACGTCCAGCGTGGTCTGCGAGATCGCCTCCAGGTCGGTGACACTGACCACACCCGGTAGTTGCTGGAAGGCGCAGAACAACCCCACCTGGCGATACGCGGGCAGATCCTCCTCCAGTTCCACCAGCACCCAGCGCGTCATGGGAGAAACTGCCTCACCACCGCGACTATGAGAAAGACCGACCCCACCAGGATCAGCACGCTGACCCCGAGGATCACTCCCCATATCGTCGCGACCACAATGATCTCGGTCAGACTGCGGCGCCGACGGCCGGCGTTGTCCAGCGCGTAGATCTCATCGAGATATTTCTGGCGGGCCGCTCTATTCATGTCAGCCACGACCAATTCCGTCGAGTGACGATGAAGCGAATCGCGGCCTGCGTTACTCCGAGCCGTTCCGCTTGTTCGCGGTGTGTCTCACCCGCATCGGCCGCGCGCCTGATCTCTCGGACTTGCTCAGGTGTGAAGCGCGACGTATTGACACGTTGACCTCGTGCCCTGAGCTCGGGGTGTAGACGGAAACCATGCCGAGGCCCCCATGCATTGCGACCCTTGGCGTCTCGATCCCGGACATTGTCCTCATTGGTGCCCAGGAACAGGTGCTCAACTCGAACACACGGCGGATTGTCGCAACGGTGTAGAACCTGTACTCCGTCCTGCAGTCCTCCCTGGACACACGGATGCCCGCCCATCGCCGCAACCCAGGCGTATCTGTGTGCCCGCATGGGCTGCCGATTGGCGAGAGTGAACCTGCCATAGCCATCCGGATCGCGCTGGCCAGTCCACTCAGTACACCCCGAAGCTGCTTCATTCCCGACATAGCCGGCGAACCGTTCGCTCTCTGGTCGTGCTGCCTGGCGATTACGATGAGCCATTGCGTGAGACTTTGAGCAGCACCGCTGTCGACGGTCGCGCGTCGTGAGCAACTCGCCGCAGTACAAACAATTCATCAGCAGAACCCCCGCGACACGGCCACCCACTCCCGAATGCGGCCCTGCTGGATCATCCACTCCGCCGCCGCCGTGGCCGCCACCGGGTCGTATGCGCTCAGTCCTGCCCTGCCCTGCGGCGTGGTCCTCCACGTCGACGGCAGGAATTGGTACAGCCCCATCGCCCCCGAGTACCGATTGGTCGCGTTGGGGTCGTTGTGGCTCTCCACACGCCGTATACACGCCAACCGTGGGTTCTCCACCACCACCGACACGTCAGGACTGGGGGGGTCTGAGGGAACGGCGCCGACCCCCTGGTCCTGGCCATCGTCCACGACCACCGGTACGGGGTCGTCGCCAACGTCACGCGCGTGGGCGACGTGCGTGGTCAGCACCAGCAGGGTCGCCGACAACAGCGCCACCCTCATAGCTGCCATAACTCGATTTCCGTACGCGGCTCGGGTGAGCAGCGCACCATCGTCAAGTCGACCTGGTCGACTTGAGAGTCGTTGACATATGCCCGGCCCTGGAGGGCGTCGAGCACGAGCTTGCCGAAATTGTCGGCGTCGCCCCGCTGGCCCTTGATGTGAAACCGCAACACGGCCCGTAATCGCGCCACCGAGGGCCGCAGATGCGGGTGCGTCACGACCAGCCTCTGAGCTATCCGTTCCTCCGCATCGCGTGTGCGGCGCGGCGTGTACGCGTGCCGACCCACCACCCTGGCACGTGCCTTCGGGACAGGCTGACCTGGGACCACGAACGCCGCCAGCAACATCTCAGTCGATCGACAGCCGTTCGCCGCGGGTGATGTCGACACCAGGCACGATCTCGCCCGTCGCTCGAAAGTGATCGAGGATCGCCCGTTTATCGACGTCGATCGTGATCTTCGTACGTTCGTACTCGTGCGGTACCGCGGCGGGATCGAGCACGGTGACTGCCGGCGGATTCAGGGCGACCGACAGCGCGTGAACCCCGAAGTCGAGCCGCTCGAGCCCCATCACGTGCATCTCCTGCAGCGCGTACTCTTTCAGCCGCTCGACCAGCCCCAGCGCCCTCTTGCGCCGAACCGCCAGTTTGTCCTCTTCGAGCTTCAGGTCAGCGGCGAGACGCTCTCGATCGCGGATGATCTCGGCGATACCGAACGCCTTGGTCTGAATGTCGCGGGTCACCGCCGCCAGCTCGGCCTCGAGCGCCTCCTGGTCGGCCTGCGGATCTTCGATCAGGTCGATCAGCCTGTTGAACGTGTCGCTCAACGCGTACAGCGGGCGGACCTTCTCCGCGGCCACCATGAACTGGCGGGACGCTTCAATCGCCGTGGTCGTCATGCGATGTACGCCTGGTGGACGAGCTGCACGAGCGGCTCACCGTTGGGCATGGGCGCCAGCACCAGCCAGACCAGGCCCAGGATCACCGCCAGCAGGGTGACGCGGTAGACCACCTCGTCCCAGTTCACGCCTGTGCGTCCTCGCGGGCGACAAGCAGAGCCCCCAGGCGACCGTTGAGCTTGCCTGAGAAACTGTCGAGCTCGAACGCCAGCGACGTGTCGTACTGCTGCAACAGCGCCCGCACGGCGTAGATGCGCGCTCGGGCTTCCTGTACCACCAGGATGGCCTTGTCGCGGTCCGACGCGGCCTGCAGGCTCCAGGGGCGATCGGTCACCAACCCTGACGAGATCGTTACGTCACTGGTTGACCGGATTGGTTGCGCGCCGGCACCGTTTCGGTATGATGTGGGGGCAACTGCGGAATCGAGTGGGGCGTCCAAGGTTCTTCCTCTTTCGTAGTTGTTGAAAGGACTCCGTAGGGCGGGGTCCTTTCTTTTTGTCTCGTACGCAACCTGGATAGGGCCAGGCCGCAATCAGTGGTTCAGGCGGCAGCCTCGGGCTGAGGTATCTCAGGGGGTCGGAGTCGCTCCGCATCGCGGCGGTGGATGCGCCAGACGCCGCCTGGGGTTTGAAAACCAGGCAGGACGCCCCGTTTGAGCCAGCCGCGAACGGTGCTCGGGGCGACATTGAGCAGGGGCGCAACCTCGTTGGGCGTCAGCAGATCGGACACTGGGCCTTCCCTATGCTATCTCTCACAACGCGTGGGGTCACGTTCGGTATGATAGTCTCTATCATTCGCTCGCGCAAGTTACTCACATTGCGCAAGTCAGACAGTTTGCGTACACTGGTCTGGCTGGCAATGGCTGACCAGGACGCATCGTTCTCCGACGCGATCGAACGTCTCAGGCACGAACGCGGTCTGACGCCCGCTCAACTGGCCCGCGCACTCGGCGAGTACGAAGGCAACGTCTCCCGCTGGCGCCGCGGCAAGGGCATCGACCAGCTCAACGTGTGGAAGCTCGCCGACTTCTTCGGCGTCGAGCGCGCCTATCTCGAACGCCTGGCCGGCTACGACAACACCGCGCGCAATCGCGCCAGAGAGCGCTCAGAGCTCAACGCCGAGGAGCTCGCGATCCAGGCGACGACGGCCGAAATGGCCGACATCCTGCACGGGCTCCCACGCGTCTACTGGGGCACGATCATCAAAGCTTTCACGCGCGGCATCGACGGCGCCCGAGATATGGCCCACCTCTTAGCTGAGCTCGACTCTGCCGAACGCACAGTTAGGACCCTCGACGATACCGATGTTAGGAACCCGCAAACTACTCCTAACAGGCTCCTAAAAAACGTTGACGATGAGATAACGGGGTCTTATCGGTCCGTCAGCCCCGTGCTAGTAGCCACCTAGTTGGCCCTTGACTCGTCTGTGACGCCTAACCGCCGACCCGCCTCACGTCCGCCTCTTGCGCATCGCCCAGACCGCCACACCCTTCCTGCTAGAACAATCGTTCTAGAGACTCCCTGGGGAGGGAAGGCCGTGAAAAACCTGGGCGATGCCATTGCCTACCATCAACTCGTCGTCGCATCTGAGGGTCGCACGGTAGCGACCCAGCGCCAGTACCTGTACTTCGAGTGCGTGTTTCTGCGTTATCTCGAAGCCCGCGGAATCGCGGCCACCCTCGACGCGCTGACGTCGCCGAACGTCCGCCAGGCGTTGCTGTGGTACCAGAGCCACAGCGATCGGCGACGCAGTCGTGGCGGTGAGGTCGCCGGCATGGTCTTCGTCGACATCATGCGCCTGTTCTCACGCTTCCTCGAGCGCGAAGGCATCCTGCCAGACGATCCGCTGCACGCCGTGCGGCGGGTCAAGATCGCCCAACGTCTGCGCCAACCCTTCACCCAGACCGAGGTCATCGCGCTGTGGGGCGCGTGTCGCTCATCCCAGATGCCCGCACGTGACGAGGCGTTATTCCTGCTGCTGCTCGATACGGGCATGCGCATCGGCGAGGCCTGCACCATCACGCTCGATCACGTCCGTCTCGACCAGCGCCTGATCGTGGTCGGCGCCGAGGCCAAGGGCCGACGCGAGCGGCTGGTGCCCATCGGTGTCGACGCGCGGCGAGACGGCGGCCGCACCGCACGCGCCCTGCGGCGCTATCTGGGCGAGCGGCCCGCATCAGACCGATCGGGACAACGGCTATTCCTGGGGCGCGATGGCTATCCACTCGAAGCACCTGGTGGCAGCCAGGTCATTGAGCGCCTGGGAAAACTCGCTGGCGTGGCTGACGCCGGCCCGCATCGACTGCGCCACACGTTCGCCACCTGGTACCTGGTCACCTATCCCGGCGACGAGCTCGGCCTGCGGCGCATCATCGGCCATCTGAGCAAGGACGTGGTGAGCTCGTATGTCCACTTCGCACAATCCTTGATCGCCGAACGCGCCGGCCACGCGTCTCTCGCCGAGCAGTGGCTGAGCCTCGACACACACGCTGAGCCTGCACCAGCCCTGTATGACGGGCCAGGGAACGTACGGGCCTTCCACTGCACCCAGTGTGCGCGCCGTGCGGCGCACAGCCACTAGAGATGGAGGGGTGACGGGGAGGCGCCTGTTGCTCGATCAAGCAGGCTCGTTGGGGCGTCCAACCGATACGAGCCTGTTTGAGAGTACGGCTGCCTCTCCGTCATCTCCCCTACCCGTGCGGGGGGCTCCTTGCATACCTCGCGCACGCGCACGTCTGGCTTACACCCACCCACCCACCGTGTCAATGACCCATTGTCCCTATCCTTAAAGCGAGGTTCTATGACCCTCCCCGATCAGTGCGATCGCGCAGGCTGCCAGGCTCCAGTGCAAACGTTTTGCAGTCTGCCATGACGTTCACCTGCCCGATCTGCGGACGAACGCGGGAATTCACTCCGTCCAGGATCAATCGGCAGAACACGTGCGGGCGGGACTGCCAACGAGCCTTGTCCGATCAATTCCTCGACCAGCGCTTCTGGGCCAAGGTGAATACGACTGGTCCACTGCCCGAGAGCCGCCCAGACCTGGGTCCATGCTGGCTCTGGACCGCGGCGCTCAACAACAGGGGGTACGGCACTTTCAGAGCGCGTGGACGCCCAGGCAACTATGCCCACCGCTTCGCCTACGAGCTCCTCCGCGGCCCTATCCCCGATGGTCTGGAGTTAGATCATTTGTGCCGCACGCCCAGATGCGTCAATCCTGAGCACCTGGAGCCCGTGACGCACCGGGTGAACTCACTTCGGAGCGACAGCTTGATGGCCAAATATGCGCAGGTGACGCACTGTGTTCACGGGCATCTGTTTGATGAGGCAAATACCCATCGGCCCGCAAGAGGTGGTCGTCACTGTCTCACCTGTGCTGCGCGCCGGCAACGCTCAAGATTACGGAAGGAACGAGGGATGGCTGACAGCCCGACCAGTTGCGATTACCCGTGGTGTCATTCGCTCGATGGAACCCTGTGCAATCAATGCCACCGGTATTTCTGCCAGCGTCATGATGCTGCCCACGGGCATTTACTCGGGCAGGTACAGGCATGACCGAACTCCCGCAGTTTTGTGATCGGGCCGGGTGCCACAAACCAATGACTACGTGGTGTCCGATTTGCGTGAGGTGTTTCTGCCTCGAGCACGACAAGCTGCCGGATGGTCACGTTTGTCTCTCTGCCATGAAATTCAACGTCAGCCACCAGCTCGAGCCAGACGAAGTCGACCAGGCGCTCGAGCATTTCCGACCCGTACCATGAGCACCACCAAACTCGTCGAGCACCCAGCCTGCGACTGCTGCCCGCATACGGAGCTCTCAGACCTCGAGCGGGACCGTCTGACGCGCGAGGTCTGGGACCGCTGCCCCGACTATGGCTGCCTGCGCGACGTCTGCGAAACGTGCCAGCGTGGCGAAGCCGACTACGTTCCCTGCTCCGGCTGCGGGCTACGCAACTACGACACCCGCGACCGCTTCTGGAACTGCCCCGACTACCCGAAGTGCCGCGCCAGCGTCGAGCATTTCCGACCCGTGCCATGAGCTCTGACCCTGGTCAGACTCACTACGTCGGCGACGGGTGTCAGCCAGCCCACGATCCGCGCATCGACCAGGCGCACATCATCCCCCATGACTGCGGCCCAGTCGAGACGTGCGATTGCGTCAACCCGCCGCGCTCCGAACCGTGTGCCCTGTGCGGCGACCAGGCGAGCGTTTACAAGGTGCGCTGCCCTGAGTGTCAGGCGCTCTCCAATGTTTGTGACTCCTGTGAACGGTTCGCATTCCTTGGCTGGTTGCAGTGTCCCGCCCACACGCTTGCCAGCGATAAAGCGAGTTAAGGTATGGCAAGACCAACCCGTCCAGCTACTGCGGATGAGGCTCTGGATGCCCGCGACACGGTGATGGCGCGCATTGAGGCGCTGGCTCCAGAGGTAGCGCGGCTGCGCGCTGAACAACGCGAATTGAACAAGCGGTACAAGGCGGCTCATCACGCCTGGGCAACGGCAGACATTGAGTTGAAGCACCACCGCTTGTATCTGTATTCACTAGCGGCGGGCGCGGCCAGCGGCACGCTGGTCATGCCGCTTGATGACGCTAAAGCGAGTTAGCGATGACTGACAAGACCGTCATCACCTTCGACAGGCCCGACGAACGGGAGATCACGATGGAGCGACTGCTGCCGATGCTTCGCCGAGACGATTCGGTCGAAATAGACGAGGAATCACATGTGGTGCGGAGCGCCACCCTCGTGATCGACAGCAAGACGGGCGACGTGACGCTCTATGTGCGGCTGCGCCTTTAGCCGTTATGAAGACCAAACCTGACATGCTCGCAGCAGTCGGCGAACTGGCCGCACAAGCGGAAGCACGAGAGTGGGACGGTGGCATCCGTATCGTGCTGCAAGGCTCCATGCGTGCGCCGATCACCAACGGCCAAGTGTCACTTGAAGCAGGCTGGCGAGTGGACGTGTTCTACGACAGCCGGGCACGGCGGCCTGCCTTTGTTCTCGTCAACGAGACACCTGAAGGCGCGCTGCGCGACCTCGCCGCAATCATCGAAGAACAGCGCGCGCAGCTTGCCAGCGCTAAATCCCGTTAGATCGAGACGAATGTCAAGCGAAAAGGACGTTTCACGACTTTACGAAGCGCCTTTGTAAGCCTTACAGCTTCGCCACAGGGCGGTCTACAATCGCCTCGCGCCGACCAAATCGCTCCCGTTTGCCCTGGAACGATGGGTGTACGCGCCTCAAGCCGGCGCCCGCAATGCCGCCGCCCTGCGACGTACACTCCAGCGCTGCTTGATCGCTAGACGAGGCCCAGGACTCTGAGCAGGATGACGATCACCAGAATCGTGATAATCAATCCACCGACGCCGTACAGCATGTCAGACCATACGTGCGATCGATAATCCGGCCAGCATCCCGAACACAATCAGCGGGTTCAGTGGGAGGACTCCCACCAGGCCGATCACAGCCAGAATCAGGATAATTATTGCCAGTATCAGACCAATGGTCACTGGCGGCATCGCAATGTTCACAGAAAAACTCCCTTTCAGACCAAGTACACAACCGAAAAGCCGCCGAGGCGTTCAAAGTCTGAGCGGCTCAGGATGTCCCACACGCCCATGTAGTTTGGGGCCGAGTTCGCAATCCACAGGTTGGTGCCCTGCACGCCCCTCAGGGCGACCCAGTGGAACCAGGCAGTGCCGCTCATCATGCCCGTCGTCTGCTGGGCCAGGGCATAGACGGCGTCGAAATCCAGCCACGCCTGCTGGCTGGCCTGACCATACTCCGCGAGTACCTGCTGCAACGCCGCACCCGGACCGTCGACGTTCGTAAGACCTACCCAGGGATTGATCTGGTCGGTGTAGCCGATCTGCATGGTGGTGGTGTAGCGATCACTCGCAGCCTCCATGCCGGTCGCTACCTTGAGCCAATCCAGGCTGCACGCGGCACACGTCCAGTCCAGCAACTGAGGCTCCATCGGTGTGTAGGGATCCCATCGAACCGCCGGTGGTGCCGGCTCGATCCCCTCTAAAAAGCCAGTCGATTGACCCGATTATCGGCTTCGTAATACCAGTACTGCGCGTCCCTTGCGAGTGTGAGCGAGATCTTGGACCCTGGGTCAAGGATCACGTACTGCTCGTCAGATCTTGCCTCGTCGCCGTTGGCGTCAATGGCGGCCTGCACACCCGGCCCGATCGAAAAATCGGTCATGCCTGAGTAGCCTCCAGAGCCTTCAGCACCTGGTCGTCGAGTACCCATCTGGCTTCCCCGTCGGTGTCGATCACGCGCTGCTTGACCTCGGCGGCGGCCTGCTCGGCTGTTTTCGCCGAACGCCCCAGACCGGGCTGCATCGCCACCATGACGTGCAGACTCTGGCCCAGCAGCGCGTCGGCGCCACCACCTGGCGGCCAGTAGCTCACCGCGTCGCCTTCAGGGCAGGGCACCACCACGAACATCTCGTTGGGCGTGCCATCCGGATTCTCTCCGTAGGTGACCGTGACAGGGTCGAGCGTGCCACGGTGGCTACCGCCTGGCGCGTCGGCGTGCTCGTACTCCCACGCGGTGGGATCGTCGAAGGAGATGACTTTGACAGACATGGATCAGGGGTTAGCCTCCATGACCACGTTGGCCCCGACAGCATTGTTCGAGAATTGCAGGGCTCCGAGTGCGGTCACCGTCGTGGACAACGTCACGCTATCTACCGCCCCAGACGCTACCGCCGGTTGACCGCAATTGGTGACGACCCATGTGCCATTCTTCGTGAAGGTCGGGGTGATGGCTTTTCGAGCCTTGAATCCGTAGTACACGCTATATGCGCCAGATGCCACTCCATAGGCCTGGGCGACAATCTCGTTTTGTAATGCGCCGACAACCTCGTAGTACCGCAGACACCGCGCGAGGTCGTCCGCCGGGTGCAGGGGCACGTAGTTGGCCGCCTGCGACCCCACCACCAGCATGGCGTTGTCGATGTAGTACGTCCCGGACACGTCGAACTCGATGTTGATAGCCAACTGCGTCGCGTTCGCAGACACCGCGTAGGTCAACGAGATGGTTTCGTAGACGCCACTCCCGCTGTGAAAATTGCTACGCTGAATGCCAGTCGTCCCAGCGTCGTTCAAGCGGAACCGAATCCCATTGGCCACCGTTGTTTTCACACGGGCACTGACCGTCACCGTTTTGCCGCGAAGAGACAGATAGGTGTCGTTTGACTGTTGACCCAGGGTCGTTCCGCCAGCACCCGTGCCCAACACGAACGTACAGGCGGCGCAATACTGACTACCGACATCCACGTTGGCGGTATCGCGGCTCACGCTGAGTGTGTCGGTACCTACCAGACCTACCAGCCAACGGTCAGCCGAGTACGCCCCGTTCGCCGTAAACGGACCAGCCCCACGCTGCCAGTTGTCAAACGAACCATTAACCAGCAGGCTGTCGCGCGCGACGTCCGCGCCCAGCATGGCGTTGGTGATCGAGCCCGCCGCCGGTCCTCCCACTAGCAGACCCTTGCCCGCCCCATCGTGCACGTGGGTGCTCACCGCCGCGGCCAGCGCCTGCACGTCCTCTTTGACAAAAATGTCGGTCGCCGCGGTCGCGCGCGGAAATGTAGGAAACGAGTAATTGGGATCAACTGGGATACGCGCCATCTAGCTGCTCCTCAAATCCACTGCACCGCTTTGATACGTAAACTGCCACGCCACTGGCGCCCGATCTCATCGAACGACTGCATGATTGAATAGTCGGTAAAACTCAACTCCTGCGTCGTCTCGTCAGGCAGAATCACCGTCACCGCCCCAGGGTTGTCCACCGCCGCCTCGATCAGTGCCTGGATCTTCTTGCGGCCCATCCTGACCGGCACTCCATCACGGCGCACCAATCCGTCGGCACACAGGATGTCCGCCGAAAACTCCATCACCCGCTGCGGTCGTAGCGCGTGCCCCAGGCTGACCGCCGACACCAGCGGCGAGCTGGCGTGGTCGGTGTTGTGCAGATGCACCCGCAACGCCGCCAGCGTGCAGGTCGCCCCGCTGGGAAACTTGGCGCGGTCATAGACCGCCGTGTTGAACGTGTGCGGGAACGCGGTCCACGCCATGCCCGGCGTCACGTCCAGGCGGTACTCCAGCGTCACGTAGTTCTGGGCGTCGATCCGCGGTCCCGTCACCGAGAAATGCCGCAGACTCTTGATGCTGGCGTGGTACCCGCCGTGCCACACCGGTAGATCCACCCAGCCATCGCCGACGAAGTAGCGGTAATCCACACAGCCGGCGGGATTGGGCGTACACGGATTCAAGACCCAGCCAATCGACCCATCGCTGAAGCCGACGTACGTGCGGGTATGCCCGCTCACCGTCGAGCCGATCTGCGACACGAACAGCGCCTGGATGGCGCGGCCGACGAACGGGATGCTGACGCTGCCGTGCCACGCGTCGATGTGGACCGGCTCGCCCGTGCCCTGGCTGCCCAGTGCCGTCACCAGCGTCGACTGTCTGGGTCCCCGCACCCCCATAGAAACCCAGGCGCCGAACTTGCACAGGTACCCCGTGTTGGTGTTCCGATCCAGCAGTGCCGCGTAGGCGAACATCTGGCCCACGCCCGCGAACGCCGTCACCTGGCCCGCGATACCGGCGACGTTCGACGACAGGTCGTCAGGCCCCACCGACGTCCACGACAGGTCCGAGTCGATCCGCCCCAGACTATCCCCGTAGGCCACGTACAACCCGTTCTCGAACGTGCCCCACGCCTTGCCGTTGTTGGGCGTGTCCGCGTACCGCAGAAATGGGAAGAGCTCGTGGTCGTCGCCCGCGGCATTCAGCGTGTAGGTGCCATCCGTTTTAGCGATGACCAGGGTGCCGCCACTGGTCACCAGGAGCGAGGTGATGGCCGCCGACTTGTCACCCGCGCGGAAGATCAGACTGGTGTAGTTGGCCTCGTTGGTCGGGTCCGCGTTGGTGTCCAGTTTTCTCAGACGGTTGACGTCATCCGCCCACCAGAACTCTTTGCCAATCACCGTGTAGGCCAGCGCGTTGAACGTAGCCATTGCCGTGTACACCGTGCCGTCCGAGGTCCACTGCGCGACCGCGCCAGCCAGCGCGAAGAATGCCCGCTGCACCCCGTCGAAGTTGGACGTGAACACGCACACGTCCAGGATGGGTGCGGTGAACGTGTGCGCGATCGACCACGTATCGCTCGTGCCCGCGGCCTTTCTCAGCACGTTGACCCCGTTGGCGGCGTACAGGGTGGTGCCGAGCTCGAAGAAGCGGTTGATGCCCCGCACAGCGTCCACGCCCGCCAGGGTGTACGTGCCGATCTCGGGACCCAGACACCACGGCCAGACCGACAGGTCCACCGCGTTGGCCGACATGTACCGCTGGTCGTCCCATTTCTCCTGCAAGGCCAATCCCAGGCCCAGGGTCAGATTCTGGAACGGCTCTTCCCGGTCATTGGTCGGATTCGACCCCGCGTACGAGTAGTCGGGCGGCGCCACCGAGCCGACGTCGGCCGTCTTGGTGGACACCAGCGCTGGCTGCCCAGGCTGCGGCGCACCAATCAGAAAACCCACGTTGTCGATCCGCACGTGAAACGGCCAGGGGCTTCTTTTTGCGTATAAGGACATCTAGCCGGCCGTCCTGACGCCTGGGCCGAACGTGCGCTGGCGGTACAGTTTTTTCTGAGGCATGTCCGCGACGAGGTGTTCTCTGACCAGGTCGTTGAACGCGGCCACGGCGCTGGCCTGGTCCCTGATCAATCGCTGGTTGGCCGCCGGCTCGAGCAGATGCCCGAACTGGCGCCAGCCGGCCACCAGTGCCGCGGACGCCGCCCACCCAGGCTCGATGGCCGCCTCGTCGCTCTCCAGGCTCAATCCCGCCTGGTCGCCGAACGTGCCCCCCGACGGCCGGCAGTGGTCGTACGCGCGTTTCAGCACGCGGAGATAAATCAGGTCGCCGTCGTTGAACGTGTGCGGCTGGGTGTTCAAATAGAAGTTGCCGCCGTCGCGTTCGACCGCACCCATGATCCTTCGTTCGAACGGGTCCTGCAGGTTGCGGTCCTCGCCACTGGCCAGCAGTCCCACCTGCAGCACGTTGCCACTGTCGATCAGCCACGGCGCCACCACGTTCAGGTCGTGTCGGGTCGTCAGGATGGTCGGGACGCACGCCACCTCGACAACCATCCAACAGTGCTTCAGACCCTCGTTGATCAAGCGGTGCGTCGTCGGCGCGTCGAACGGACCCAGGATCTCGAACCGCTCGCCGACCCCGGTCAATCCACCACCCGCGAGATCCAGGTACTCGTACTGCTCCATGTCGTGATAGGTCAGTGCTTCGAGGAGTCCGTACGTGGTGCCAGCCGTATCCGAGAACGGACTGACCGACCACGGCAGATCGGGCGTGATGGTGCCCGTCGACGGGTCGTAGGCCATCACGTAGCGGTGGCGATCGGTGGGCTGGGTGGCGTTGGGGCGGTACAGCGGACGGTCGATCAACTGGTCTTCCTGGGGAATGCCACTCTGGATGGGATACGCCAGACACACGAGCTGACTGGTCGTCGAGCCGACCATCGCCCGGACCTCGTACGACGACGGGCCGATGAAGGGTCCCGCCTCGACCGAAAAGCTCGCGCGGTACTGCTGCAGCGTGGCCATCAGCTCACCCTCCACCCATGAGATCGACCGCCACGACCGGGGCCGTCGGTTGCACCGCGGGCTCGAGCGACGGCGCTGGCGTACTCGGGGGAGCCGGCTGCAATGAGGGTGTCGTCATGCGGGTCCGTAGACCAGGTCGTCGAGGCTGTTGATGACGGGCCTGGCCTCGAGCGCCGCCACGCGCGCCAACAACGTCTGCCAGTCATCCGGCAGGGTGATGGTCACCACCGCGCCCGTCGTCAGCCGATAGCTGACGCGCAATCGCCCCGTGTGTATCCAGAAGCCATCGGTGATGTGGTCACTGGGAACCACCGGCGCCTGCGTCGTCATCACGCGTTCACCACCCTGGCCCCTGGCCGCTTGATGACGATGGACGCCCGCACACCGCCCTGGGACGCGCGGTTGTCCCTACGGTAAACCGTGGCCGCGATCGCGTCGTACGCCCGCCGGTAGTCGGCGTCACGGGTCAACCCCAACTCGCGCATGGCGTCATCGCGCGGCAGAGACAGCCACCACTCGCCGTCGACGACGTCCGGTGTATTGGCATCCCCGATCATCGGGTCGCCGTCCAGGCAGTGCCCGTCGCGTTCGACGCGGATCTCCGGCACGACGCCCTCGAGCAACCTGGTCGCCGTCAGCACGGCGTCCCATGTCTGGCAGTACCGCACCTCGTGCTCGCCAAAACTCAAGCGGAAAAACCCCTGGCCGAAGGCACAGTCGGGCCGATGCGCCGCCATGACGCTCAGGTACTCGGTCCGACCGTGCTCGTCGATCACGACGTGGTGAACGTCCCGTCTGGCGAGTACGTCGTCAGACCGTTGGCGTACGCCGCAATCCGGTAGTGGTACAGCGTGCCCGTCGTCAGCCCTGACAGCGCCTTGACCTGCGGACCCGTGCCCGACCCCTGCGTGTTGGTCGTGCCGTAGGCCGTCGTCGTGCCGTAGTCGATCCAGTTCAATGCGGACTGCGACAGGGTGAAGTTGACGGTCGCCCCCGACACGGTGATGCCCGTGACCGAGATGGCCGTAATGCTGACTGCCTGACCGGTCGCCACGCTGGGCGAGCCATTCGGAAAGACCGCGGTGGCAGCCGACGCGTTGGGCGGCCACCCCGCCGGGCCAGGCGGCGCCTGACCCGTTTCGTTCCCACGCCAATCGACGGGCGTGTGCGTCCACAGGCCCATCGCGGCCCCGACCTGGGAGCCGATTTTGCCGCCGTCCAGCGGCATCGTCAGGACCTCGGCCGAGCCGGCGCCTCGACGTGCTCAGCCCTGGGCGCGTGCGTTTCACGTTCCGCCTTCGGGGCCGCCTTCGCGGCCTGCTCGGCGCTATACGCCTCCAGGCTTTC